CAAATGGAAGATTACCCGAGGAAGGCGACCAGTGATCAAATCCCTCACCATTATTTAAACCCTTAAAGAGTTCTTTCAAATGATATTGTTCTGCTGTCTGCATTGTTTTTCTATTCTATATACCATAGTTTTCCACTATGTCTATACCTTATTTTCCTTGACTGGGGATAACTGAATTGGTAATGATACTCATCAACAGAAAGGAAATATGAAACTCGAAGATTACATTAAGAAACATAAACTTAGTTACTCAGAGATAGCTAGGCAATGTAAGATACACAATATAAATCCCTCAACAAACTTATGGCGGTACGCCAAAGGGTCAAGAATTCCACGTAAAGCTGAGATGAAAAAGATTTACTTTGGTACAAATAAACAAGTCCAACCCAATGACTTCTATGACTTCGTTGAAAAAAATTAAATACAAAAGAGTTCGTATCACCTGGTATGACATAACTCAATCAGATGAAACGTGGATGAACGAGGATAATATAACTAAGACTAAATTATCTGAGTGTGTTGATGAAGGTTATCTATATAAAAAAGATAAAAAACACGTTTGGACTTTCTCAGGTTATTCTGTAACTGAAGATGGTAGCCTTGATGTTTCTAATGTTAATGTCTTTCCTCGTTGTGTAGTCAAAAAGATTGAGGTTATCAAATGAAAATAATTTATATTATACTTACGGCAATGATACTTACCCATTGTAGTTCCATAGAAAAGAAAGTAGATAAATGGTACTGGGACCCAGTCAAAGGTATATTTAGAATAACTTTTGGTCAAATAAAATAATGACTTATGTTGGGATATTTGAAGAAGTTGATCTAAATCAAAAGGTAAAAGAATTAAAGAAACTTATTAAAGAAAAAAACGACTACATTAAAGTACAAGACAAAGAGATAGATACACTGAAAGGACAAATTGATCTTAAAGATATTGAGATTGAAATGCTTAAGAAAAAATATGATAAAAATATTACAAGGAAACTGCTTAAATAAAATAAAAGAACTTGATGATAACTCTATTGATTGTGTTGTATCTTCACCACCTTATTTTGGTTTAAGAGATTATGGAGTTGATGGTCAGTTTGGTTTGGAAAAAACTTACCATGATTATCTTGCTAATACAGTTAAAGTATTTGAAACTTTTAAGCCTAAATTAAAAGATACTGCTACGATTTGGTGGAATGTTGGCGATAGTTATCACAATTATAGACCAACAAATAATAAACAAGGTATGTATAAAAAACCTGATTATCCTAAACAATCTATCGCTGGAAACAGACAAGATTTACCCAAACATTCATTAAAAAGAAATCAAAGATACGAAGAAATAAAAGAAAAAGATTTAATGATGATACCTAATAGAGTAGCAATCGCTTTACAGGAATCTGGTTGGTACATCAGGTCAGAAATTATTTGGCATAAACCAAATCCTATGCCTGAAAGTGTAAGAGATAGACCAACATCAGCACATGAAAAAATATGGTTAATTACTAAGAATAAAAAATATTACTATGATGCAGATGCGATTAAAGAACCATGTAAAGTTCAAGTAAGTAAAAAAATAAAAATTAAATTTAGTGGTAATAAATATGGCGACAGCAAAGATAAACATCATCAAACTAAAAGCGGTAATAATTATGTAGATACTGGGTTAAAAAATAAACGAAATATCTGGACAGTTTCGACTAAACCTTTTAAAGATGCACACTTTGCAACCTTTCCTAAAGATTTAATTGAACCCTGTATTAAAGCCGGTTGTCCTGAAGGTGGTACTGTACTTGATCCTTTTGGTGGTAGTGGAACAACAGGTATAGTTGCAGGACTTAATAATCGTCATGCTATTTTAATAGAACTTAATGAAAACTATATTAATATCGCTAAAAAAAGAATTAATAAGGAGATAGGTTTATTTAATGGCTAGATGGACTTATGCTTTTAGCAATGGAGTGTATAATGATTGGCATAGGCAGTATGAAGGTCTTGCTGGAATTGATGTTGATTTTATAGAAGTGTGTCCAGTAAAGGGTTGTTATGAACCACTTGCTATAATTGAAACCTGTTATGACAAAGGTCAGAAATACAAGGCTACAACCCTAGTAAAGACCCTTTCAGACCGCCTTAGAGTACCTAGTTTTTTAGTTTTCTATAAGAAGGTAGGTCAGGGTAGCCTAGCCTTCAGGATCAAGCGTCTGCACGTTCCTAATGCTGATTATGAGTATATGAATGAGGATGAATGGGTGCGTGAACTATATCAATTACAAGAGGATCATAAGGACTGTTGCAAATATGCAACACCTCACAACATATAGTTATGGATAGAAAATACACACCACATATACGCATACCCTTTTCCATCTTTGCCAATCCTAAATATAAACAAATTCCTGACACATTTAAGCCACATTGTTTATTGCTGCTGATGTGCTTGTTGAAGTTTGTCAATAATAAGACAGGCAAGTGCTATCCTAGAAGGAGTAAAATTAGTGAGATGTCAGGTCTATCTTATAGTACGATATATAGAGCCACAATTCATTTAAAAAACGCCAAGATTATACAGATTAAAAGATTTCCTTCAACACTTTTATACACAATAGACCCTGATTTTATCTATGGTGTTAGGTCTAATAGAAATGTGAGTGGTCAGTCTGATCGTTCTGTTATGTCTGCTGGCAATGTATTAATAGAACATAACACTAAAGAACTATCTTTAATAACTAAAATAATAATTGAAGAGAATAAAAAGGGTCATGACCATAATAAGTTAATTACTCGAATAGCCACCCTGCCTACTAATACTTTAGAACAAGCCATTAAAGAGAAAGATAATATATGGTATGCGAATTTGGCTTTAAAAGAAAAGTTAAGGTCGGAAGAACGGCTCGTGGATATACCTAAGACTATCGTTGATAACGTAAGAAAGAAAACCCATTTTGGTTATCAACAGAAAGTCCATAAAACTAAAAGAGATTATGACAGGAAGATTAAATCAAAAGATTTACTGCGAAGCGACAGCAAAGACAAGTGGTAAAAGATGTAGAGCCAAAGGTTATTTTACTCCTACATCAAGACGATTTCTTTGTAGATTTCATGGTGGTGCTAAATCCACAGATACAAAAACAAGAAAATACAAAGGACTTTTTAAGAATAATAAGGTACAACTCCAAAAGAAGATTAACATATTAAAAAACCTAGTTAATTTTAGAAACAAAACTAATGAGCAAATCAAAAAGTATATCCTCAAAGAAGAAGAACGATCTAATTCTTTCGGATATAGAACAAAATATTATATTAGAAACTTTACACGATGGCGTCACCGCCTACGAATTGGCAAAAGAAAGACAGATCAAATTGAAAACTTTATACAATTACTTAGATCAAAACCCAAAGTTTAAAGAGGAGTTTAACAAAGCACAGGAAATTGGAATTAAAACTTTGGTTGAAAAAATGTGTGTTGTTTTTAACACTGAAACAACAGGACTGGATAACAACGAGTTGCTTTTTGTAAGAGAAAAGAAAGACTGGTTAAAATGGATAGCACCAAGAATATCCTCATTGTTCCAAGAGAAACAGAAAATAGATGTTAAGAGTGATTCTTCAATCCGAATAAGTTGGGAAGAGCCTTCATCTGATTTGATTGATGTTTCCGATGTTCAAGATATTTCTGAAAGTAATACCCACGTCCAAGATAAAAGTTCTTAATTGTTTCTCTTTGTAACTCTTTAATATTATTACCACTTGCTATCAAAGTATTTTGATAAGTGTTTTTGTAATTTTTCATCATGTTTTTTCTTTTTATCTTTGTACCATTGCCAACCCATAACAACAACAAAAGTAATTATAATTAATATTAATTGCTTTTCGCTACTCATCTGATACCTCATCTACTTCATACTCCCAATCATCAATGTAATCAGTATCTTCCCATTCATAATTTTTATGGTTATCTTTAACTAATTGAATTGCTTGTTTTTCTGAAGTAGCCTTTACTTCTGCTTTATAATGATGACCTTGTATTCCATATATTGTATATGTTTTTATCTTCTCGCTACTCATGTTTACTTTTATTCCTCCTTTTATTATTTTTGTTCAATATAAGTTTTAAGTTCATCAAATTTATTTTCATAATCTGACCATTCATCATCTGGCATATCTGTTTTTAATAATCTTTTGCAATCCAAAATAAATTCAATTAGATAAGTTTCTAAATCATCTTTTTTCTTCTCTTCATCTGACATATCTATCCATTCTTTTTTCATTTTTCCCCCTTATTCGTATTCAATATTATCTAACCATAATTCATTAGCATCATTAGAAAGCATATTGCTGTTATTTTTCATTTCTAAATTTAAATCTTGAACAATTAAATCTTCCTCATCTTCGTTGATATTATTGTACATAAGTTTAATTGTAACTATCATATTTTTTTTTTTATCATTGGTTGTCGTTGTGTTTAATTGTTTCTCTTCAATGACTTGTTTTCTACTTTCATGTTCGTATTTATCCATAGAAGATTTAATACCTGATAAATTCTTTTCATTAACAAACTCTATAACCTTATCAGATAGAATTGTACTATCTCTGAATGGATTAAGAGCAGACCAATTATCATTAGGATCGTTGTTAGATAGATCAACCCCACCTTGATTGAAGGTCTTACATTTTTTATTCTTCATATAATTTATAAAAAATTGCGATAATTTATTCTTCATGTTCACCCCCAAAGATAATTTCTGTGAACGAATTACCTGCATTTTCACAAGAAATTAAATTTATTTCTGTTAAAATATCACCATCCCAATCAGATATTTCTTTACCGCCTCTAGTGCAAATTTTAAAAGATACTTCACCACTTTCTGTACCTTGTAATTGTTTTAGTTTTTTAATTAAATGTTTAATCTTCATCTTCATTTCCCCCATTTTTTATTTTTGAAGTAAAAAAAACTATACTGTCATCATCAAAACCCTTTAAGTCATCTTGCTCATATTTAACAGGACACGACATCAACCATTCTCTAAATTGATCATAACTATTTTTTCTCATTTTTTTCCCTTGTTTGTTTTTATATTTATAATACTTATATTAACCATATTGTCAATAATTATTTAAGTAATCATTAACGGCTTTATTTTCTTTGTTTTTTACTTCTTTACAATAAGTTTTAAACAGTCTTTTTGCTGCTGATACACTATAACCAATGTATCTCTGTTTTATATACAATTCATGACCTAGTTTATTTTGTATAAAATCACTAATTGTAAAGCCATCTACATTATGTTTAGTTATGATCATTGTTTCCCTTTTGTTGTTTTTATATTTATCTTAGCCATTTTGGTGTTGTTGTCAATTAAAATTATCATCTTTTAAAATTTTAATAATCTATTCCTTATTTTTTTGCATTTGCTAGACGAAATAAAAAGAGGGGATAGCCTAAACTACCCCCTTTCCCTTTTATCTTTCGTTCAACTCAAATCGTTCCGTAACGATGTCTTTTGTTGTTTCATATTCTTGTTTATCTTTATTCCATTCTTGGAATAAAAAGTAGTACAAGTCATCTTCTTTATTGTATGTCCCAACAAGTCTTCTGTTATGCGGTCTGCTTTTTTTCATATCTCTTACCTCTTTTGGTAATTTTAAAGTTTTACCAATTTCATTCATAACACTCATTTTTTACCCTTTGTTTGTTTTTGTTTGTGACTAAGATTAACACAATGGATTTTTGAGAGGGTTTTAATAAGGTCTGTTAAGATACTTTTAAAACTTCTACTATCCTTGACTATTTCAATCTTAATCACATTTACCATTATGGTTATATTTAATTAGAAGTAAATATATATTGCGTTCATAATGGGTCAAAGATATTAGTGTGATATAAATGCAACTGTGATAAATATACAACACTATGAGATATGAATACTTAATAACTGATAATAATAAGAATACTGAAACAATAAAAGCGATGTCTTACAAAAAACTAATTAAACAATTAAACAATAAATTTAATGAAGGTCAGGTCATATCTGTTAAGTATCAAAATAAAAAAGGTCACGATCTTTTAAAATATGTAAAGATTAAAAGGGTTGAATAGTTCCTTTTTCAATACATCAACGAGGTTCGCATTCTCTCGTGATATGAGCAACGGACACAATTACAACACAATGTATTTCCTTTATGGTAGGGTGATAATAAAGAATTATTGGAATAGTTAATGATAGTTGAGAATTATTGTTATACATTTATGGTAATGACAACAAGATGTTGCCATAATTTACAAATGCTATACCCCATATACCCCCAAATGTGGTCGCTGTTATATATATATATATACATGGGACTCGAGGACACCCTTACAGAGACAGCCACTTATTCACCTTGCCAGACCATCCTTTCATTATAAGAATAATTACTATATGTAGTATTATATGTGGAACTACATACAAGATGATTTAACTTCAGTCGTATACATTGATCCAAAGAAACACACTTTGGTCATAAAGATATTTGGCTTACCCAGCAATGAGTCAGCTGAACTATTTGCTAGTTATGCTATGGGTTT